AAATGGCAGACGTCGACAAATCATTACCTAACGTAGAACAAACAGTTGTAATTGAACCTCAAAAAGAGATTGTTCAAGAAGAGATTGTTGAACAAAAAGGTCCTGTTGAAATTACACCCACGGACGACGGAGGTGCGGAAGTTACTTTCGATCCACGAGCCGTGAACCAGCCTGGAACGGACAAGCACTTTGATAATTTATCCGAACTGCTTCCCGATCAGATTCTTGATCGCTTGGGCAGTGAGCTTTTTAATTCTTACCAGGAATACCGTTTTTCCCGAAAGGAATGGGAAGACTCGTATACCAAGGGCCTCGATCTTTTAGGCTTTAAATATGAAACGCGAACCGAGCCCTTTCGAGGGGCGAGTGGCGCAACCCATCCCGTTTTAGCCGAAGCGGTAACCCAGTTTCAAGCATTGGCTTATAAGGAACTTTTTCCCGCAGGCGGACCTGTAAGAACCCAGATTATTGGTGTAAGTAATGTTCAACGTGAACAACAGGCGAAGCGCGTTAAAGATTTTATGAATTATCAACTAACATCAGTAATGAAAGAATATGAACCTGAATTCGACCAGATGTTATTCTATTTACCCTTAATCGGTTCAACCTTTAAAAAAATTTATTACGACCAGTTACTTGGTCGGGGGGTTTCCAAATTTGTTCCTGCCGATGATTTAGTGGTGCCTTATACCGCAACCTCCTTGCAGGATGCTGAGGCAATCATGCACGTGTTAAAAGTTTCTAAAAATGATTTACGAAAACAGCAGGTGGGGGGATTCTATCGTGATATTGAACTTGCTCCGCCGTCCGATTCTTTTGATGACCGAGTCACGGAAAAAGAAAGAGAAATCGAAGGAATCAAGAAAAGTAGAGTCGAAGACGTTTATACTTTAATCGAATGTCATGTGAATCTGGATCTGGAAGGTTTTGAAGATGTTGATCAACAAGGAGAACCAACCGAGATTAAACTTCCTTACATCGTAACGGTGGAAGAAGCATCTCGAAAAATATTATCGATTAGACGAAATTATAATGCAGATGATCCTTTAAAGAAAAAAATTCAGTATTTTGTTCATTTCAAATTTTTACCTGGTCTGGGCTTTTATGGCTTTGGACTAATTCATATGATTGGTGGCCTATCACGAACGGCGACCGTGGCTTTAAGAAGTTTACTTGATGCAGCAACATTATCTAATCTCCCCGCAGGTTTCAAGATGCGTGGTGTGCGGATTCGTGATGATGCATCTCCATTACAACCTGGCGAATTTCGAGACATCGATGCACCTGGAGGAAATATTCGTGAAGCATTTACAACTCTTCCTTACAAGGAACCATCACAAACCTTATTAGCTCTTATGGGGGTCGTAGTCCAAGCAGGACAAAGATTCGCATCTATAGCGGATCTACAAGTGGGCGATGGGAATCAACAGGCAGCAGTGGGAACGACCGTGGCCCTGTTAGAAAGAGGAAGCCGAACTATGTCAGCTATTCATAAAAGACTTTATGCTGGGCTACGTGATGAATATACTTTATTGGCAAAAGTATTTTCTACTTATTTACCGCCAGAATATCCTTACGATGTTGTTGGTGGCAATCGTATGATTAAAGTTCAAGACTTTGACGCTCGGGTAGATATTCTTCCAATTGCTGATCCAAATATTTTTTCACAATCCCAACGAATTATGTTGGCACAAACCGAATTACAATTGGCAACGTCCAATCCTCAAATTCATGATCTTTATATGTCGTATCGTAAAATGTACGAAGCCTTAGGGGTTCATGAAATTGATCGTATTTTACCTCCCCCTCCTCCACAGGTTCCAAAAGATCCTGCGATTGAACATATTGATGCTATGGGTGGAAAGAAATTTCAAGCGTATCGAGGTCAGAATCACCGTGCACATCTTACAGCGCACTTAGATTTTATGGCCACGAACCTCGCACGAAATAACCCGCTGGTGATGGCCTCGATTGAAAAGAATATTTTCGAGCATATTAGTCTTATGGCTCAGGAACAGGTTGAAATAGAATTTGCCGACCAATTACGACAAATACAGATGATGGGACAAAATTTACAAATGCCTCAACAGGCTCAATTGCTTCAAGATCTCGAATCACGTAAAGCGGAGCTGATAGCTGAAATGATGGAAGAATTTCTGAAGGAAGAAAAATCCATTACTTCTCAATTCGATAATGATCCGCTTGCCAAACTTAGAGCAAGAGAACTTGATTTAAGAGCAATGGAAAATCAACGAAAAGAACGTTACGATGACTCACGAACTGCACTCGATCGCTCTAAACTATTGCAGAACAAGGAAATAAGCGAAGACAAATTAGAGCAGAACGAGGATCTCGCTGAACTTCGAGCCGAAACATCCATGGCTAAATCCATGTTGTCCTCGGAAACAAAATTAAAAACCGACCGTATGAAGCGTCAGGACGTTCAAACCTTGAAAGGACCAAGAAGATAAAATGGCCGATTATCCAGCAGGAGTTTACGATTTATATATGAAGTACCTGAATGAAATGGATCAGTCAGGGGTTGCGACTGATTTTGAGACTTATGCTTCTCAGCTTCCTTATAATATTGAACAGGGAGGCGCAAATATTTCTTCTCCAGAGCAGTCTATATCGGATTTTCAAACTGCCATTGATACAAGACAAAAAAGATTACAAGATCCAGGCAAGATCGCCAGTTTTGTTGGAGACTATCTGCCTCAACAACGTTCCGTAATGGATATGATGAGAAGCGGGGTGCAAGATGAGAGATTAACAAGTGGACTTCCTTTTGGTTTGGCAGGACTAGCCAATCGAATGTTGCCTGATAAATATTATAATATGCCTTTAGGAGATCAAGCCTTTATTCAATCTCAGATGGGTTATACAGATTATGATCAAAGTGGTTTACATAAAGATCCGTTTGGAAAAAATGTAAGAAGTCTGAGTGGAAATTATGCAGACTATGTAATAAATGAAGTTGACAAATTAGAAGCGATAGTAGCTGATCAAATAAGAAGAGGTTTAACCAATACACATCAAATGAAAAGACTTAATTATTATAAACCTTTGGCTATGCAAAGAAAATCATATCAAAGCGATGTAGGTCTAATTAATTTAGCAAAACAAAAAGAAAAAGAAGGTTACACTGGTAAGACCGAAGCAGCAGAAGAAGCAGCAAACATAGCTAATCAAGCAGCCATTGCTAGTTCAAGAGCAGGAATAGAGAGAGCAAGTGAGACTGCGAGAGGAAGATCACGTGGATCAGCAGATGCGGCTTCAAGAATGGGTGGTGGTTCAAGGCAAGCTAAATCAGGTTCTCAAGTACCTGGGGGTTCAGGCAGAGCCGATAAAGGCTGGGGATGGAGAGAAGGCGGAAGAGTTGGCTATGCTCATGGAACTCCTATAGTTGATGTTACTCAAGAGGAAGCTTCTTTAATGGACGACGGATCTATCTTTGATTTTTTAAAAATAACTGGAGGGGGAGGTTATGGTGAAAATACAGATATAATGTATGAAGATGAAATAATTCCAGGATTAGATCAAACAAACTATAATTATGGTATGGATGTACAAGCCGAACTACCGATAGGGGAGACTGGTCTTACTTTAACAGGTGGTACTGGAATTGGAAGAGGGTCTACACAGACAGAGTATATGGGAGAAAACGTTCCATCTTTATCAGGTGTAGGTGAAACAAAATTAGGTGATAAATGGAATGTAGGAATTGAAGGAAAATGGCCAATAAATTTTAATGAACTGCTTATGGAAGAAGGTGGAAGAGCTGGGTATCGATTTGGTGATGAAGTAGTAAAAGATGAAGTAATAGAAGAACAGACAGATACTCAGATGACAGATGTGGTGGACATTAATAAAATGAAATTATTTAAAATAATAGGTCATCTATATGATAATTTTGCTAGCTTTTCAGAGATATATGACTTGCATGGACCAAACGTAATGTGGGAAGGGATAACAACAATCGAAATTGATGACAGTTATATTGATCCAAAAGCTCAAGGTGGATTAGCCAGCTTGCCAAATCAAATGTAATAGGATAAATTAAACCAAGGAGAAAATTATGCCAACTTATTTTAATTCAACAGCTCAGACTAAGGATGAAATCTTAGCGAGTCGTACTGAAAAGTATGCTCAAGGCGGTCGTGTTGGTGCAAAAAAAGGTGACTGGATTCAAGCCGCTTTTTCTAAAGCAAAAAAGAAAGGTACGGTGGGTCGATGCACGGGTAAAAAATTCGGAAGTAAGACGTGTCCGCCAGGATCCAAACAATATGCCATGGCTAAAACTTTAAGGGGTATGGCGTCGGAACGAAAAAAGAAAACTGCTTAATGCCTTTTAAGTCGGAAAAGCAAAGACGTTTTTTATGGAAAAAACACCCTACCATTGCTAGGGATTGGACTAAGAAACATGGAAGCAAGGTAGTGAAAAAAGAGGGAGGAAAAATAGCCTATGCATCTCGAACTAAAGGTGCTATAAAATAGGAAGAAACATTATGACTAAAATAACAGAAGCATCAAAACTTACAGTAGGTAGAAAAGGAAAAGTTTCTTTGAATAAAAGTGACTCTGTCTCTATTCCTTCTCAAAATGTAGAGCTTGACCCACGATCAAAAACTGAAACTTTAAAGGCTGCAAGAAATTATATTGCAACGGGTGATAAAGTAACCATTAAAGGAACAGGCAAAGCTAGAAAACAAACAGCAACCTGGTACTAAAATGGTTTGGTTTGGACTGGCAAGAATAGCTCTACAAGCTGGAGCTAAAATTTATTCCAACAGGCAGAAGGCGAGAGTTGCTATGTCTGATGCACAATTATTACATGCAGAGCGGCAAGCCCGTGGCGAGGAAACTTACCAAGGCAAACTTTTAGAAGCCAGGCAATCAGATTTTAAGGACGAATTCGTTTTAATAATCCTCTCCGCGCCCATAATTATTTTGGCCTGGGGGGTCTTCAGCGACAATCCAGAGACATTAGAAAAGATTAATATCTTTTTTGAGCATTTTTCAGCGCTGCCCACGTGGTTTTCTTCACTTTGGGTTTTAGTCGTCGCGAGCATTTTTGGCATAAAGGGAACACAGGTGTTTAGAAATAGTGGACCTGGAGCAAATAATAAGATAGACAAGAAATAATAAAAAACATATAAGGAGATAATCATGAGAAATGATTTTGGAACACGACCTTACAAATCCCGCTTCCCTTACAAAAAAGCAGAGGGGGGATCAGCAAAACGTCAAGGCTACAATGCTAGACTTGATGAATCATTAGGTGCACGTAAAGGTGCAGAGTCTACTAAATCTCAAAGCTTTGAAGCTCGAAGAGATGAGAGCAAAGGTGCGGAAAAAGCTAAAGGACGTAGAGCCTATGCTGCTATAGGAACGATGGACAAAAATAATAAAAGATATATCTAAAGGAAGTTAAAATGGCTAAAAAAACAAAAAAAGGTGATCGAACTAAATTATGGCATGGTGGACCCCATAACACAGGTCGAATGAATCTATTAGAACAAGAAGGTCGAATTAGGGCTGAGCCTCAAACTAGAAATGTACGTGCTGAAGAAGCAAGAGTTACAGGTGAACTAAATAGAGGATTTAAAGACGGCAAAAGAGTTGCTAAAGCTAAAGGTGGCCGAACAAAGAAACAATTCGGTGGTGGGTTCGCTAGACCATTAGGTGGTGTAGGTGGTGTAGGTGGTGTAGGTGGTGTAGGTGGTGTAGGTGGTGTAGGTGGTGTAGGTGGTGGAGATGTACCTATTAGACCAGTTGGCTTTAAACATGGTAAAAGAGTTGCTAAAGCTCATGGTGGCGGCATCGCACAACGTGGCTTAGGAAGAGCATTTCTTAAAACTGACAAAGATTAATTTGCTTCTATGGAAGCCATAGACATTATTTATAAATTAAAAAAAGAAATTAAAGATCATTTAGCTGCTTTAACTATTGTTATTACATCGGGAGGTCTTGACAGTATTGATAAATACAAATATATTGTAGGACAAATCAATGCACTGGAATCAGTGCAACAGGCAATCTCTAGCCTGCTTGAACAAAAGGAGCAAGATGAGCCAGAAGGAAACGTTGTCGACCTCAGTCCCTACGAAAAACGTAAGACCTAAATTTGCGTTAGAAGAAAAGTATAGGGAACAAACTCAAAAATTACCTAAACCTACGGGTTGGAGAATTATTGTTTTACCATTTAAAATGGGTGAGAAAACAAAAGGAGGAGTTGTTATACATGAAGCAGCTCTTGAACGTCAACAAGTGGCATCGCAGTGTGGTTTAGTCTTGGCAATGGGTCCCCAGTGCTATAGAGATAAAAAACGATATCCTGATGGTCCCTGGTGTAAGATTAACGATTGGGTTGTCTTTGCAAGGTACGCAGGATCGCGTATACATATTGAAGGTGGTGAGATTCGTCTTCTTAATGAAGATGAAATTTTGGCAATCGTGCAGGATCCCGAAGATATACTGCATGCATTTTAACATAGAAGGAGAAAAACTATGCCTGAAGAAGAAAAAGTAGAAGAAAAAGTAGAAGAAAAAGAAGATATTAAGAAAGAATCTCACCACCTTCAATATG